GGGCTGGGCGGCTGGAATTGCCGCCATAGTTTCGGATCAGGTGATGGCAAGAACAATCCATTCGACGAGAAAAATATCTCTTACGCAGATAATCGTAAGGTGGAAGAAGCACAGAAGCGGCAACGATTGTTGGAACGCAGGATACGAAACAGCAAAAGGCAAATTCAAACTTTGCAATATGCTATAGACAACGCAAGCGATGACGAGACGAAAAGCAAATTGCAAAGTAGAACAGAGCAAAAAGCTAATTTGCTTAGTAAGCAAAATAAAGCATATCGCAAGTTTTGCGAAGACAACAACCTGCGCCCTTATGATGAGCGATTGAAAATAGCCCATTGGGACCGAAAACAGGCAGCAAGAGCCGCAGCGGATGCACGGCGATATCAAAAACGCAAAAAGGAAAAAGCAGATGATTGAGACGATTAATCAAATCATGATTCTCTGCGGCTGGATAACTACAGTAGGTGGCGCGATTGTGGTTCTGACCGGAGCATGGAAGAAATTCAAAAAGCCCGAGAGGGATCTGGAAAAGAGGATGCAGACAATAGAGGAGGATATCAAGGATATCAAATCAAAACTTGAGAAAGATTATACCTCTATCCGCACCCAACGAGATGATATGAATCTGATAATGAGGAGCATGTTCAATCTGATCGAAAATAAGATTACAGGGAACAACATCGAGGGCTTAAAAAAAACGAGGGAAGAACTTGTAAATGCGATGACCGACAAGAAAAATTAAGAGGGCTTATCTTGAAAGTGTATGAATTCACAGTACCGGAGCTGGAATATTTTCGCACGTATTGTAATTTTACGCGTGACGAACGTACACTTTTTGATTATCGGAGTAGGAATATTCCGCTCGAAAAGTGTGCGGAACTAATGAACATTTCTGTTTCCACTGCAAAACGGATCAGCAGAAACGTAAACACCAAAATCATTAAAGTATGCTGATGATACTTTTTTAAGCATTTCATGGGACTTTGACGAACTGTCAGAGTCCTTTTTTTGCGCCTAAAATATGAGTAGAAAGAGAACGGAGGGATGAATATGTATCCGTATATTGACCCGCAGGCATTTGCGAACGAACAGGCAATGCTTCAGCAGAGAATCAATCAGTTGGAACAGGCGAGAAACCAGCAGATGAGCATGTATGCACCACAAAGTCAGCAACAGCAGCAGGCGCCGACCAGCAACGTAAATTGGATACAGGTTGCAGGTATCGAGGGCGCAAGAAATCAGATTGTCCAGCCTGGACACACTGCCTGGATGATGGACAACAACAGCCCTGTGTTTTACGTTAAGTCTGTGGACGGCATGGGAAGCGCGACTTTCAAGGTGTTTCAGTTCGCCGAGATCTCGCCAGAAGCCCTAAACCCGGCACAGAGCCAGTCGAAAGAAGAAAGACAAGAATACGTTACGCGGCAGGAATTTGACGCTCTGCTGACGCGATTAGGCGAAAAGCCGGAGAATAAGGAGGAACCCGTATGAATCCATTAATGAGCATGATAGGGAATATGGGCGGCGGTAACAACCCGATGGGCGCGATGATGCAGGCTATGCAGATGGTCAATAAGCTCAAACAGGCGGGCAACCCGCAGGCCGCAGTAGAACAGATGGCGCAGACGAACCCGAATGTTAAAAAAGCTATGGATATGTGCAAGGGAAAGAACCCGAAGCAGGTATTCGAGGAAATGTGCAGACAGAACGGGATGGACCCGGGGCAGTTCTCCGGGCTGATGAAATAAGATATTAGGGCGGTGCACAGCCTTAATAAATAGAAGGATAAGGAGAAAGAAACATGACAGATGGAGCAATGGGACTTAGTGCGGCTGATGTAGCAGCCGTAACGAGAAACAATGATGATGACTGGGGTGGTGGATGCTGGTGGATCTGGATTATTCTGCTGGCATTTCTGTTCCCGATGATGGGAGGATGGAACCGCGGCGGCGTTGAAACTGGTGTGCAGGACAATTTCATTTCAGATGAATTTGTGAAACGTGATATTTTCAACACCAATCAGAACGTTTCCAACACTGCTTGCCAGACACAGAGGGACGTATTGGAAAATCGTTACACCAATCAGCTCGGCTTACAGCAGGTACAGGCGGCACAGCAGAATTGTTGCTGTGAAACGCAGAAAGAAATCCTGCAGAGCCGGTATGATGCAGCACTCATGGCACAGAATATGCAGGCGCAGATGGCACAGTGTTGCTGCGACATCAAGGAGAGCATTCTGGCAGACGGAAACGCAACCAGACAGATGATGCAGGAAAACACCATCCAGACACTCAGAGATAAGCTGGCAGACCGTGACCGCGATCTGCAGAACGCGTACAATCAGATCTCACAGGTTTCTCAGACCCGTACAATCATTGATTCGATACGCCCGACACCTACACCGGCTTATCTTACATGCTCCCCGTATTTTGCGTACAATATGACAGGATACGGCGGATGCTGCGGAAATGGCGGTAACGTGCTGTGATGAACACAAGCGAGCTGTCCGCACTCGATCTTCTGAACCTGTTCGGTGTATTCCTGCAGGCGATGAATTATCAGAGCGACCTATCGCAGGCGAGCAATGCGGATATCGCAAAACACCTGCAGGAACAGGACAGAAAGTACCTTGACCGGATCATCGAAAACCAAAATAAAATAATCAGCATGTTGGAAGATTCCAAATCTACGAAATAGTAGTTGTGCAAAATTGCAGGGGTAGGCGCGGAACTTGCCCCTGTTTCATTTCAAAAAAGGAGAGAAATTATGCTAAATGTAATTGCAAAAACAGAACAGACAGTAGCGGTAGGACAGAATGTTGTATTTACCAATACCCGCGTAAAATCCCGTCGTTGTGGATGCTCCAGCGGATGGCTGAACCACATCGAGGGAAGCGGAATTTTCACAATCACGAATCGGACGAACCTTCCGATCGCAGTAGAATTACAGTTCAATGGAAACGTAACAGCGGCGGCAGCAGGCGCGACCGTGCTTACGCTGAAACTGAACGGAGAAGCGGTTGGAGGAACAGAGATGGACTATACCGTGGTTACGGCGAACACTTATCAGAACGTGAGCGCGGACACGCTGATCCCTGTACCGGCAGGAACAAGCCTTACTGTATCAGTCGGAAATATTTCTACAACCGAAGTCCTGCTAAAAGACGCGAACCTCATCATCAAAAAAGTTGCGTAGGGGGTGACGAATCATGATTACTTTCCGAAGCAAAACAGACGTAACAGATGCGGATGCTATTTTTTCGGAAATCAACAGCCGCTTCGTGGCAGCTATCATGATGCACGGCCAGATGGCAGATTATTTCGATTTTCTCGGGCTGAAAGGTTATAAACGGATACATGAGTACCAGCACATCGCAGAAAGCCTTGAGCGCCGTAAGGTGTGCCGATATTACATCGAACGGCACGGGAAAATTATTCCAGATGCGTTTTCTGACGAGGTTAAAATGATTCCGGACGGATGGTATGCCGCAAAAAGCATTTCCGTCGGAAAAGGCACTAAGCAGAAAGCCGTAGAGGATGGATTTTCCGCCTATCGCGAATGGGAAGAGGAGACAAAAGCGGTATATCAGAGCTATGCCGCAATGCTACTTGAAAAAGGAAATGTGGAAGATTTCATGCTTGTAGCTTCGCTGATAGATGATGTGGGCGATGAATTGAAAGAGGTTGACAAAATTATTCTTGATCTGATCTCGACCGGCTATGATATGGTCCATATCACTGAGTCGCAGAAAGAATTGAACGAAAAATACAAAAAACGCATGAAAGGAATCGAGGTTGAATGATGGGAAACGTGAAAGAAGTGCTGGAAAAGCAGTTGGAAAGAGAAAAAGAATCTGCGATGCAGAAACTCACGACAGATAACCTTGACGCAATGTTCAAAATCACGACCACGTTATGCAATATGCGAAAAATGGAGTGTGAGAGCATTCCTGCGGCCATGATGGACGCGTCAGAAACGCTGATTAAGAAGTACAGCAATGGAAAATACGATAAGAATATTGACGCGCTGTATGACGAGTACATTGCGGCAAAAATGGCGTACCAGGAACACGGAGACGCGGCGCACAAAGATAAGCTTATGGATTCCGTCGGCCGCCTGATGGTTGAGGTGTTCGATATGCTGCAGGCGATGATTCTTGATGCGGATTTTCGCGACGAAAGACAGGCCATCATGCAGCAGATTCGAAAACTTGCTGATTCGTGATGACAAGATGGGTACAACGAAAAACATTGAATGTAGTACGATAGGAGCGTGAAAAGAAGTTGGGATGGGCTTGTAAGTCATTTTGATGTTCAATTCACCTCCTTTCGACGTTCTAGGGGATCCTGTTAAGAGCCTGCACAAGGCTCGGAACGTGTCTGAAATATGCCGCGTTTTCCGTTCCTAAAGCCTTTCTGAAAACGCGGCGTGTTTCTTATTACTATGAATTACACAATTGGGAAACAGTAATGGAAAACTGGCATCATCCCCCTTGATTCTGCCATAAGATGCTGGATCTTTGGACTGCTTGATAGGTTCGAATCCTATTTTCCCATTACCCCGGCAGAGGTTGATCTGCCTAAATCCATTACTGCCGACGGGCAGTTAAAAACAACGTTTAGGAGGATAGAAAATGCAGAATTACGAAGCAATTCTTTCAGAACTCGAAATCGAGATTCCGGAAGACAAAAAAGCAGATCTGAAAAAGAAGATGGAAGAAAACTATCGGACCAAATCAGATTATGACAAGGTAGTTACAAAGCGTGATGAGTACAAGAACTCGCTGGACGATGTGCAGAAAGAGCTGGAGGGATTCAAAGATGTGAACGTCGAAGAATTACAGACGAAAGTTACAACCCTCACCACACAGCTCAACGAAGAGAAAGCTGGACGGGCAGCAGATGCCAGAAAGGCAGAAGTCGAAAAACAGGTAAATGATTTCTTGACGGCTACAGACGAAAAGGGAGCGAAGAAATACGAGTTTTTGAACGATATTACTGCCGACTACTACCGCGCAGAGCTTACAAAAGCGCTGGATGCTGATTCTGCAAAAGGAAAGTCTATTTCGGATATCTTCACAGAGATGATTACCGACAAGGACGGAAAACAGAAAGCAGGGATTTTCGCGGATGCCGGAGCCAAAAAGGCAAAGAGCAATGCAGCCAAGTTCACACAGCCTACAACCGGCGGCAATGGCGGCGAGATTACGAAAGAAACTTTCCGCAAAATGAATCTTGATGAAAGACTCAAATTAAGAGAAGAAGATCCCGAGCTGTACGAAGCACTCTCGAAATAACACCGTTATCACGCGATAACGCTTGACCGCAAAAAGTTACGCGGTAGAAAGGAAACACAATGCCAAGAACTGGTACTTTTGGCGGCTTTTCATTTGATCCGGAGGTGTTCTCCGACTACATGAGCGAGCAGCCGACCTGGAATGACCGAATCTTAGCGTCTGGAATCCTTGTACAGGATCAGACGATCATGGATCTGATCGGAACAAAAGGAAACGTTGCAACACTTCCGTTCTATGTTCCGATTGATGAGGATGAATCTCACGCGCTCAACAATGATGGTGAAACCGACAACACCCCGACAGAGATCAGTGGAAAGAAACAGACTTGTATGCTGACCCAGCGTATGAAAGCATGGAAATCCCAGGATTTCACAAAAGAGCTGACCGGCGCTGACCCGATGACGCACGTTGCGAATTCAGTTGCTGGATTCTATCGGCAGGTAAGAACCCGTGATCTCATGGCTATTGTTGATGCAGTTCTTTCACTGGACGGTATGAAAGATCATGTTACGGATCTTTCGGCGACGGCATCTTCTGGGGTTACAACCGTAACCGATGCAAACAAAATCAATGATACAACACTGATTTTCGCGCAGCAGAAAGCAGTTGGAGACGCAGACGAGAACATGGGTCTGCTGGTCCTTAACTCTTACATCTACGCTCGTTACAAGGCTATGGGGCTGGTTGATTACAACAAGTACACGATCACCAATGCTATCGAGCGAGATGTTGAGCTTCCGACGATCGGCGGATTCATTCCAGTTGTATCTGATCGTTTCACGGTAGACACATCTACAGACGTTCCGATCTATAAGAGCTATATGATCGGATCTGGAACGGTGCTCACCTGCGATAAAACCAACTACGAGGACCCGTACTATGCAGACTACGATCCGGAAACCAAAGCCGGTATTCGTAAGTTGTACACAAAACAGGGCTACGTGCTGCATCCGAACGGATTCTCAATCAATGCAAACAGAATCACAAAAGAATCCCCGACCAATGCGGAACTCGGAGCAAAAGCGAACTGGTCACTTGCATTCAATCACAAAAACATCCGTATGGGACTGATTAAGTCCAACGGTTGACGGAGGTATCTGGCATGGCTTATGCAGATTATGAATTTTACACAACTTCATATTTCGGCGATACCGTGCCAGAATCCGACTTTCCGCGGTACGCCGAGCGGGCAAGTGATCGAATTGATGTTTTGACATTCGACCGGCTTGCAGACGGGCTGCCGGAAAACGAACGGGCACAGAAAAAGATCAAGAAAGCGGTCTGTACACTGGCGGATGCGCTTTTTCAGATCGACACCGTAAAAAATGCCGCGATGGAAACAGTAGGAACCGTAAAAAGAGAAGATGGAACGGTCATCAATAAGGCCGTTTCTTCGATTTCTTCCGGCAGTGAAAGCATCTCCTACGTGACCGGAACCAGCGGTACAAATTCCAGCGTCTACGGACAAGCGGCGATGGACAAAAAGGTAGAAAACGTGCTCGTGACACAGATTATTCTCGAAAATCTACAGGGCGTTATGACGGATGACGGCGTTCCGGTCCTGTATGCAGGAGTGAGGTTGTGAGATGGGCGGAAGAGGTAGCAACAGTGGAATGATGAAAACTGTAAACGGTAAGGTGGTAAAACGTTTCAATACCCCCCCCTAAAGGCTGGAAACCCGTAGAAAATGCTCTTACGAATCCCAAAGGCTATACGTGGTACTCAAATGGAAAATCACGTTTTAGCGGTCAATATGAGACGGCGCTTGTAAAGAATAAGAAGTAGGTGAAACCATGTATGATGAAACCATAACTCTTTTCAATCGGTACGAAGATCAAACCGGGAATGTATTCTGGTATCCGACCGTGCTGCAGCATGTGGATCTTATCACAGATAAGGTCGCAAATATTGTCAGGACCGGTATTGACAGCGCCGATACGGCCAGCCTGCATGTGGCGTACACGCCAGATAACGGCACGATTGTGGTGCAGGGAAAGAAATGGTTATCGCCGAAAGCCTGGAAAGCTCAGACAAATGAAGAGCTTCCGGGAACGATCACTTTCGCCAGCGAGGATTTCTTTGTTTTGGGCGATTATTGCGTGAAGAAAGAACAAGCATATCTTATCGACCATAACGGAGCGTACGTGCAGGATCACAAAAAAATGCCGATTACAACAATCGTTGAACGACAGATGTACGGCGTGGTGAAAGACGCGGAATACACAAGCAGAGTAGACCGCGGATTCTATGACTACATGAATAAAAAATACGATAATGTGTTTTCCATCAGCAATGTAGGCGGTCCGTACAGGCTTATTCCTCATTTTGAAATAGGGGGAAAATAATGAGCAATACGAAACATTTCCCCAGTTTTTCGGTCGTGAATGGACATGTTAAGGTACAGGTAGACCTTACGAGGTTTGACAAGCAGTTCCAGGAAGCGCAGTTCTGGCTTGATGGACAGGTTATGAATGATATGATCCCGTACATGCCTTTTCGTGACGGAATCATGGTGGATGCAACCAGAGTGCGCAGTGCATCCATGCAGGGCACTGGAAAGGTGTGCGCAGGCGCTCCACCGTATGGACGGTTCCTGTACGAGGGAAAACTTATGGTTGATCCGGAGACGCGTTCAGCGTGGGCGAGACCTGGCGCAAAAAAAGTTGTTACTGATACACCACTGAAATTCGATAGAACCGCGCATCCGTCTGCTACGGATCACTGGTTTGATGCCGCAAAAGCGGCACACGGCAAAGAATGGGTGAAGGGAGTGAAGAAACGTGCCGGAGGAGGTTAAAAAAACTGTTACATACGATGTGGACGGATACGACATCGTAACGAAAGCGCTGGAAACAGTTCTGAACACTTTCCCCGGACTTCAGCCGACCGAAAAGATCAAGTTTTCTTCGCTCAAAGAGGATGAAGGGATTGCATTCTATCCAGTGAGTGGAGCTGTGGTTGCTTCTGAAAAGAAATACATCACAGGAATTGTGGATCAGCTTTGCAACTATCCGTTTTACATCGTGTATCGCTCAGCACCTACAACGCCGGGAATTAAGACAGAAATCAAAGAATTTCTTGACACTCTCGGAAAATGGCTGGAAAAACAGCCTGTGCAGGTGGATGGGAAAGAATATCATCTGGAATCTTACCCGACACTTACAGAAGGAAGAGTTATTGAATCTATAACCCGCCTTACGCCATCTTATCTTGATACGGTGGCAGAAAACAAAGTGGAGGACTGGGTTATCAGCATGTCATTAAAATATCGAAAGAAATTCAAAAAATAATCATACCGGCACCGATTCGGCAGCCGCTGACCGCGAAAAGTTACGCGGTAGAAAGGAAAAAACATGTCAAAACTTGAGCGTGAAGCAATGGCCACTTACCTTGATTCGACATTCAAGAGAGTCGTGGCATCCGCAAGCTGGGTGCTGGTAGGTGATGACATCGAGGATATGTCCGTAGAGCTTAACCCGGACACTGAAACAACCAAAAACATTCTCGGCCAGACCAAAACGAGAGACAACGGATATGAGCCGTCTATGGACGCTGATCCGTTCTATGCTGACCCGGATAACAAACTGTATCCGGTACTGCGAGATATCGCCCTTGAACGTAAAAAAGGCGATGCCTGTAAAACCCTTATGCTGGAGGTCATCGTGGAGGACACAGCGGCGACCAATCATCTTGCGTACGTACGCGAAGTCATCGTAAAACCGCAGTCTTACGGAGGCGATACTGCAGGTCTCAATATCCCGTTCGCTGTTTCTGAGGATGGCAAATTCACCAAAGGATACGTAAGCGCAGCTTCTCTTAAAACCGGAACTCCGGAATTTAATGAGGGCGCAGCGCCAGCTTCCGATAGAAGCACATCCCTGGCGTAAGATCACACACGAATAGAAAGGAGCTTTCCAATGAGCAATAAACTCGTAAAACCGCAGAGTAACGATATCATTATTGATGATGGCTTAAAAACTTATTACATCAAAAATAAGCAGGGCCATGTATACGGGAAATTTGATTTTCGACCGTCCGACACCAATCTTATCTCACGATATGATGAGGTTGTAGAACATCTGAACAGCTTTTCAGTTCCGGAAAACGAACCGGCGGACATTAAAAAGGTTGAAAGCATGGTTGCTGATGAGCTTTCCTATCTGATCGGATCGGATTCGAAAGAATCATTTTTCAGCATCTTAGGCCCGTTCTCTCCGCTTGCTTCTGGAAAGCTGTTTTTCGAAGAAGTTGTTGACGCTATCGGCCGCGTGATCGAAACTGAGACCGAACACAGGGCGAAAAAAGTTCGAACACGTATGAATAAATACGTTGCTAAATATCGTAAATAATGGACGCGTGGAGCCTTCCGACATCGCTCAACGTTGCAGGCAAAGAATATCCAATACGCTCAGATTACCGAGTGGTATTGGATATTTTGCAATGTATGAACGATCCCGAGATTTTCGAACCAGATATGACCGAGGACGAAAAGAGGGCGGAACAGGTCATAAGCATGTTAGCCATCCTCTATATTGATTTTGACGATATGAAACCAGCCGAATGGGAAGAAGCTGCGGAAAAAGCATGTGAATTTATTGACTGCGGATTTTTGGACGATACAAAGCGGAAAAGACCGAAATTGATGGACTGGATACAGGATGCAACCATTATTATACCGTCTATCAATAAGGTTGCCGGAAAAGATGTGCGCGGTCAGAAGTATCTGCACTGGTGGACTTTTTTTTCATTCTACATGGAGATCGGGGAAGGCACGTTTGCGACCGTGGTAAGTATCCGAGATAAAAAAGCCAAAGGAAAGAAACTGGACAAGTGGGAACAGGAATATTACAGAGATAACAAGGCTATCATCGATCTGAAATCGGCAAGCGGTCAGAGAAGCGAAGAAGAAAAAGCAGCTCTTAGAGAGCTTTTCGGAATATCAAAATAACTGCCGGAGCATACGAAGCACCGGCACAAACCGTTAAAAGTTACACGGTAGGAAGGAAAAACGCATGGCGGGACAGGCTGACGGCTATATCATCATTGATACGGAGATTGACACCAACGGCGCAAAAGCTGGCAGTAAGGAGCTGGAAGCGAATGTGCGGCAATGTATCTCGTCTATTAATGGTCTTGGAGACAAGGCCAAAGCATCACTCAACAAACAGGCGAATGCGTTCTCAAAGCTGAACGATCAGTACAGAGAGCAGGAAAAAAGAGTCGAACAGCTCAAAGAAAAGGTTGCTGAACTCGGAAAACAGCAGATACCGACCGATGAATACAAAGAGATTCAGGCACAGATAGAGTCTGCTAAGACGCAGATGGACAAACTAATCTATGCGCAGGAAAAATTTGTGGCGCTGGGCGGAAGTGAAGACAGCAAAAAGTATAAGAGCTATCAGTATGATATTGACCAGCTCGCAAAAACAATTGAATATGCAAAAGGTGAGTTGCAGGATCTTGAAGAAACAGGAAGAGCGTTCACGTCCGCGCTAGGATCAGAAACTCCAACCCAGCAGTACGCACAGCTTGAGTCAGAACTTGCGAAATTAGATGAGAAAATTTCGATTACCAAAGAAAAATGGGATGAACTTTGGTCGTCGAATGATGACGGAAGTAAGACGGCAGAAATGGGAGAGCTTGCGGTTGACCTTGACTTTTTACGTGACAAATACGATTCGGTCGCAAACAAAATGCGTGAGATGGAAGAAGCCGGTACTGCAACGATTAATACCGAACCTACGAAAGAAGCAGCAGCGTCGACGGAAAAACTGGCGCAGGAAGAAGAAAAGCTGGCAAATATCAATGACCGGTTAAAAACCTCGTATGATGACGTAAAAGACAGCATTGACAGCTATTCAAACTCGGCGAATAATTCAGCGACTAAAAACACAGCAGACAACGCGTCAAAGTTGGCAAAATCCAACGAAAAAATTGCTGACAGTGGAAAGAAAGCCGCAAATTCTCTGAAAGAGACCGGAAGTGCTGCAGGAAATGCCAAAAACGGAATTATGACGTTGCTAAAATACGGTCTAGGCATCCGCTCATTATTCGTTCTTTTCAATAAGCTGAGAAGCGCGGTTGTGGCTGGAATGTCAAATTTGGCGCAGGAATCCGGCTCAACCAACTCGGCTATCTCTATGTTGTGGGGCAGCTTGGAACGGCTCAAAAACAGTCTTGCGACAGCATTTGCGCCGATTCTTACAGCGATTGCACCGATTCTGTCAAAATTCATCGACATGCTTAGCACCGCGGCAACTTACGTAAGCATGTTCTTTTCGATGCTGTCTGGTAAGAAAACATATACTCGAGCATTAGCTGTTCAGAAGGATTACGCGGCATCTCTAAGCGATACGGCATCGAGTGCGGAAGATGTAGCGGACGCAACCAACGACGCGGCAGATGCGGCAGATGCGGCCGCAGAAGCAACGGAAAAATACCTTTCCCCTCTCGATGATCTGAACAAGATGGATTCGAAAAGCGACAGCGGTTCCGGCAGCGGCGGTGGCGGCAAATCCCCGGGAGCTGGCGGCGGTGGAGGAGGAACAGGCAGTGCACCGATGTTCACGGAAGAGCAGATCCCTAACGCTTTTCTGGATAATCTGCAGAAAGTTTTTGATTTACTGAAAAAGATTAAAGACCTGTTTATGTCCGGCTTCTGGGATGGCCTTGGAGATTACAAACCGCAGCTTGCAGAACTGAAAAAGGATCTGGCATCCATCAAAAGGAATCTTGCTGAGATCTTCACGGACCCGGAAGTAGTAGGAGCTGCGAAACGCTTTGCAGAATCTGTAATCTATAATCTCGGGGTCGTGGCCGGATCAATAGCAAGCGTAGGCCTTACACTGGCTGTTAATCTTGTAGGCGGTTTTGAAAGCTATCTGAGCAGAAATAAAGATAGAATCAAGAAATTTTTGGTTGACGTTTTCAACGTCGGAGCAGAAATTGCAGATGAATTCGGACTTATCGCAAAAACGATAGCCGAAGTATTTGCAAAAACGTTTGGCACACAAACAGCGCAGGATTTGACAGGAAATCTTATCGGAATTTTTGCATCTTTAGGCGGCTTGGCTGTAGAAATTTTTGCACGATACGAGCGCGATAAAATGTATCTTGCCTGGCAGCCATGGATCGATAACAAAGATAAATTAGTTGAAGCGATTAACGAAACAATCGCACCTATTCAGCAACTCGCGCAGGTTATCGAGGACTTTTTAAACGATACATCCGACAAAATCATTGCATTTTATGATGAGATCGTTAAGCCATTTATTGATGATATCGAATCAGGCTGTGCGTCTATTTTGGCAACATTGCTTGATCTTTACAATAGTTATGTAGTGCCTATCATCGATGAATGGGGAACGCGGCTCGAAGATTTGATTAATGGACCTCTTACAGATTTTGTCGATAAATTCCTTGATGTGTGCGCAAAAATCATTGATGCGCTACAGCAAATTTGGAATAACGTTCTTGTTCCCCTTATTAATTGGATTCTTCAAAATGTAATTCCGTTATTGGCTCCTGTTGTACAATGGCTAGGCGACGCGGCTATTGATTTATTGGGCGCTGCGGTAGAAATGGCGAACGGAATTCTGGATATGCTCGGCGGTTTGATCGATTTCCTTGTTGGTGTGTTTACGGGCGACTGGAAAAAAGCTTTTTCCGGTGCAGGACAAATAGCACAGGGATTTGCGGATACATGCGGCGCTGTAATTGAATGGATTGGAGACTATATTTTAACTCCATTTATGTCACTGGTGAAAAAATTATTCTCTGTTGACTGGGTAAAATATTTTGGCGTAGCTGGCATTGCTCCGCAGGTGCTTTGCGATTTGATTAAGTCAATATTCAAAACTATGAAAAACGTATTTATTGGGATTATGAATTTTATTAAATACGCGTTTACTGGTGACTGGCGGAATGCTTGGCAGAGCGTCAAAAATATCTTTTCGAGTATCATGAGCGGAATTGGTGATGTTGTGCGTGCTCCGATTAATGGGATCATCAGCATGGTTAATCAGGCAATCGGAGCAATCAATAATCTGATCCGCGGCGTGAATAGAATTCCGCATGTAAATATTCCAACTATCGGAAGAATCCCACATCTGGCATCCGGTGCGGTCATCCCACCAAACCAGGAGTTTCTGGCAATGCTCGGAGATCAGAAAAGCGGAAACAATATCGAAGCACCAGAGGGGCTTATCCGTAAGATTGTCCGGGAAGAGTCTGGAAAAGGCAATGGAAATTATACTTTCGTTGCACAGTTGGACAGAAAAGTCCTGTTTAAGGAAACAATCAGCGAAGCAAAGCTGCAGCAGATACAGGGTGGAAATAACCCATTCGAGCTGTCTACGACATAAGGAGGATATACATGGCTCAAAATCATTTACAGTTTGATGGCTACGCGCCGCCAGACGTTGACGAAGATGGTTACACTATTGCTTTTGCAGCAACATCTTCGGACGATTCCGGGCGGCTTATGAACGGCAAAATGGTCAACACAAGGTTATTCACAGTTGAAGCATATAACCTTAAATGGACCGATATTACCCTTGAAGCAGCAGCGGAAATCCTTTCAAAGACTGTTTTCAAGTCTCAGTTCGATTTCCATTATTTCAATATCAAAACCGCAAAATGGGAGACACATGCATTTTATGTTGCAAATGTGGACACAGCGATGTATTCCCTCAAAGAGGGAGAGGAAAAATGCACAAGTCTTAGTTTTCAGGTAACGAGGATTGACCCATCATGAAAAATGTAAGCACAGAATTTAGGGAAAAAGTAGAAAACGGTTCGGCATGTTATGCGTACGCGAACGTGGTTTTACGGAACGGCACAAAATTGACTCTGGATCCGTCCAAAGATTTTCGAATTGACGGTAACAGCATCACCACCAATGGGGGAAGTTCATTCCCCCTCGGTGTGGCGCTTTCAAGAACAATAGAGCTTAATTTGGATAACTACGACGGAAGATTTGATGCCATTGACTTTTACGGCGCAGAAATCACGCTTTTTACGGGAATGACGCTGGATGATGGAAGCGTAGAAAAAATCAAAGAGGGAATCTTTTCTGTAGTTGAGCCGACCACGCCGGGATCCACAATTACGCTTGTTGCTGCAGATTACATGGCGAAAACATCCGATAGTTACGTTGCAAATACGACGTTTCCGGCGACTATATTTAATATCTATCGGGATGTCTGCATTCAGTGTAATCTTGTTGCTGGCAGCGCGAAATTCACAAATGGTGATTTCGTGGTAGATGCAATTTCTGAAAATGTTACATGCAGGGAGATGCTCGGATATATCGCTATGATTGCTGGCGGAAATGCCATGTGCGATTCCAACGGTGCTGTTATTATTAAGAGCTATGATTTTTCCGGCCTTAAAAAGTCAGATGGCACGTATGATTACACGAAAGCACAGAATTTTTCTGGATTTCAGAAGAATCCGAGCATTTCGACAGATATGATTCGGATAACCGGAGTTAAGGCGGAGAACGACGATGGAGATGAAAAGCAATCTTATATTGTAGGTTCGGAAGATTACTGCTTCTTGATCGAAAATCCATTGATTTCCGGCAAAGAAGCACAGGCACTGCAGCTAATCGGAAATGTTATTGTCGGGCTGGAATTTTACACATTCAGCGGAGATCACATTTCAAACCCGCTTGCTGAGTTTATGGACCCGTGTTTCGTGCAGGATATGAAAGGAAATCTTTTCTTTTCCGTTCTGAGCAATATTACTTACACGTACCTTGGCAGTACGTCTATTTCTTGCGATACAGACAGCCCAGAAACCGTAAAGTCGCAAAAGGCGACATCTGGCTCGAAAGTATACCAGAATCTCAAAAAGCAGCAGCAGGTTATTAAAAAAGAATTTGAAAAACAGATGGACGCTCTCGAAAAACAGGTTTCCAACGCACCTGGAACCTATATTTCGAGCGAAGTGCAGCCGGATGGCAGCAGCATCTACTATCTGCACGATAAGCCTACACTTGCGGAATCCAAAAGTGTTTTCAAAATAACGGCTGATACAATCACAGCATCGACCGACGGCGGAAAGACTTGGAACGGTGGATTTACTGTAGATGGAGTCATGATAGCTAAGATCATGACTACTATTGGTATTAATTTCGATTGGGGAGTTGGCGGCACCCTTATCATCCAGGACAGAAACGGAAAACAGACCGTCTACATGGATGCTGAAACGGGAGAAGTCCGGCTTAGCGTGGTTTCTCTTTCCATTCAGGGCGAAACGGTGGCAGATATTGCCGGAAAAAAAGCGGAATCTTCTCTGAACGACTTTACGAGCAATATATACAACCCTATGATTTCCAGCCTGCAAAAGCAGATTGACGGTCAGATCGAAACGTTCTATTACGATTACGAGCCTACGCTCAACAACGTTCCGGCGAAAGAATGGGATACCGAGGAGAAGAAGACTGCTCATGAGGGAGACTTATTCTATTGGAAGTCGAAAGGCTATGCGTACCGCTTCCAGAAAGACGGATCGGCGTGGAACTGGCAGCTCGTACAGGATACCGATATCACGCTTGCTATGCAGAAAGCCGCAGAAGCGAAAGACACCGCAGATTCAAAACGCCGCGTTTTTACAGCTACGCCGTATCCTCCGTACGATGTAGGTGACCTGTGGGTGGGAAATGATACTTCCGACCTTATGAGATGTCAGCGCTCACGACAGTCTGGTGCCTATGATTCTTCTGACTGGATCAAGGCGGTTAAGTATACAGACGATTCTGAACTTAACAATTTCATCTACACCGATTATGCCGAAGCACTTGTCGAAATCTCCAAATCGATCGACAAGAAAGCCGAAACGTGGTTCCAGGCAACAGATCCGGCCTTACAGTGGACAGATAATAGCACATCTGAACCATTGCAGGACCATACCGGCGCAAATATCACAGACAGCACCGGCGCAAACATTCTGACCGTATGGGAACGCGAAAAAGCGGCTCATAACGGCGACTTGTGGCATAACACGACTAACAATGTCGAATACATCTATAAGGACGGAAGCTGGCATGAAATGAGCGTTCCAGACGATGTTTTTGACAAAATCGACGGCAAGGCGCAGATTTTTGTTGGCGAACCGATTCCCCCTTATGACGTAGGCGATACATGGTTCACCGGAACAAATATCCTTGTCTGCGTAGTTAAGCGCACATCTGGAAAGTATAATGCGTCCGACTGGGCGAAAAAAGATACTTATACAGACGATACCGCGCTTGAAAACTTCCTTTCCGGCGACTACAAAGAGACTATTGCCAACTTGTCTACTCAGATTGACGGTAAGGCGGAAACGTGGCGGCAGAGCACTGATCCGGCGGCCAATTGGACAACGGATGAGCTGAAAGCCCAGCATAAGGGCGACTTGTGGAACAACACAGAGAACCAGAAAACTTATATCTATAATGGCTCAGCATGGCAGGAAATGACATCAACGCCGCCGCAAGCCGTATTTGACGCGATTGATGGCAAGGCTCAGATTTTCGTTAAGCAGCCAACTACGCCGTATGATGTGGGTGACTTATGGTTCGATTCTTCCAGTGCAGATATTATGACCTGTACGACTGCGAGAGAGAGCGGAAATTTTAATGCTACAGACTGGGAAAAAAGAAATAAATATACTGACGACTCCTCTCTTAACAACTGGATCAAGGGAGAGTACGCAAACACTCTTGCTGATGTTAAGAATCAGATAGACGGAAAAGCGGAAACGTGGCGGCAGAGCACAGACCCAGCTAAGTCGTGGACAACGGACGCACTGAAAAAGCAGCATAAGGGTGATTTGTGGTACAACACGACCGAGCAGAAGTCCTATATCTACAGCGGTAGCGCGTGGGAGCCGATGAAAGCAGAGCCGCCGAGCGGTGTCTACGATGCCATTGATGGAAAGGCTCAGATTTTCGTAAGCCAGCCAAAACCTCCGTACTCGATCGGCGACCTCTGGTTTGACTCATCGACCGCGGACATCATGACCTGCGTAACAGCCAGAGAGTCCGGCTCTTATGCTGCCGGAGACTGGCAGAAGAGAAATAAGTATACGGATGACTCCGCCGTAAAAGCAGTCAGCAAGGAACTGGGCGATTTCATCACTGCATATGACGAAGAAATGGAGAAAATCTCCAATTCGATCGACAAAAAAGCAGAAACATGGTATCAGACAACCGACCCATCCTTGCAGTGGACGGGAACGACCGAAGAAGCGTTGCTGGATCACACCGGAGCGACCGTTACGGACAGCACCGGCGCGGCAATCATGACCGTGATTGAAAGTGAAAAGATGGTTCACGATGGCGATCTCTGGAAAAACCCATCGACCAATAAGGAATACATCTATCAAGCCGGAATTTGGCATGAAATGAGCATCCCGAACGATGTTTTCGACATCATTGATGGAAAGGCTCAGATTTTCGTAAGCCAGCCAAAACCTCCGTACTCGATCGGCGACCTGTGGTTCAGCTCGGCGACATCCGACATTCTTACCTGCGTTGTGGCTCGTGAGTCTGGCTCGTACGTGGCATCCGACTGGCAGAAGCGGAATAAATACACGGACAACTCCGCGGTAGATGCACTGGACAAGGCCTTAACACAGCTTGAAATTTTTAACCGACTCACCAATAACGGCGCTGCACAGGGCCTTTTCTTGAAAGATGGAAAACTGTACCTCAATTTCTCGTACGCACAAGGAGGAACCTTAAAACTTGGCGGAGTCAACAACGGCAACGGTCAAGCGGAAGTGTATGATTCCAGTGGAAATAAGATCGGAAGCTGGAACAAAGACGGTTTTAATTTGCAGAAAGGTTCCATATATGGTACGCAGATCCACCTTGAGTCACAAAATGACTATATACAAGGCACGGTCAACGGAAATGAAGCTGTCAAAATCTCCACAGGCGGCGTAAAAGTTAACAGTACGGCTAACTGGGGACTTGGCGTTACTCGGAAAGAATATATTTTTGAAATGAATCCGTACTTATTCCCTGGCGTTCGATTGCTTGATCGATCAACGGGAGCTGGAATTGGCAGCACGTGGACAAGCGGACACTTCGGAATGTGTTACACGGACGATCTTTCAGGATATTCCTCTGTCACTGATTCGCTCTCGAATTATGGTGTATACATGAAAGCCGGAAAAGAGGATGCAAACGGCGGCTTTTATGCAATAGGAAATGGACTTGGAAAAGGTTCAAGTGTAACCGCAGAGGGAATTTACACTTCTGGAACCAAAAATAGAATTGTAGATACCGAAAACTACGGTCAGCGTCTCCAGTATTGCTATGAGATGCCAAGCCCGTTCTTCGGAGACATCGGAGAAGCGGAAACGGACGAAAACGGCCTGTGCTACGTTCAGATTGACGATATTTTCGGCGAAACAGTGCTGAGAAATGACAAGTATAACGTGTTCTTGCAGAAAGAGGGATGCGGCGACCTGTGGATCGAGGAAAAAACGGCAGACTACTTTTTGGTCAAAGGAACACCAAATCTTAGCTTTTCATGGGAACTGAAAGCTAAACAGGCAGATTACACGCTAGAAAGACTGGAAAAGAACGAAACTCCATATGAAAAAGAGCCGGAATTGGACTACAGCGAAATCGGCTATCAGACGTATATTGATTATGTAGAATCGAAAATTATAGCATGAAAGGAGAAACAATGAAAGTCTTAACAAGTTTTACGAAATTAGTAACCGGCGAGGGCATCCGGATCGCTTACACCTATTCAGAGGTGGACGATTCCGGCGACCTTATCAGTCAGAATAACCGCGGCAATTTTGTCGCGGTTAACCCGGATTTGAAAAAGCATATCGCCGCAATTGATGAATATATTGAAAATAATCAGCTCAATAAGGAGGAAAACTAATATGGCAAAATTCACAGATTACACCGAAAAAACAGAACCGGTAGACACTGACCTTGCTCTTATCTACGACACCCCAGCCAAAGTGAATAAAAAGTTTACTTTCGGAAATCTGTGGAAATGGATTGCTAAGAAAATCGTGTCTGAGGGTATCTCTCAGCTCGATACGACTAATAAGACAATCCCGGGCGCCATTAACGAATTAAATAGTAATCGGCTCAGAAGTTCAGAAAACATAGTTTCTGCTTCTGATCTTGCTGAAGATGTAATTATAAAATGTGATTATGGAGAAATTAGGTTATTCACAATACAAAGCACAGTAAGTATCGATCAAGGTTCTCCGGATGGCAGAGGCGGATTTCTACTTGTATATCAAAGCAATTCCGGCAGCAAATACGGAATTGTTGTGCTTTTTTCTTACACTCAAACTATATGGATGAAAATTAAAAGTAATACTTGGAGCGAGTGGGCAAAAATACAATTGTCTTAAAGCAAAATAGTAAGACCTTCATTAATACTCAAAATCTTCCCACTTCTTAAAATGGTGAGATGAATTGCGGAGAATATATATTTAAAAGGAAGCTACAAATGCGATAGACCACGGCATGGACGTGACAGATCTGCAGAAACTCCTCGGTCATACGCGGATCAGTACCACGATGATCTACGCAAAAGTAACGCAGGAAAACGTAAGATACAGCCATCACCGATACGTAGTCTAACAAGCCTACAAAGAGCCGTGAGAAAAAGAGTACAATGTTCCTAAGAATTCAAATTTTGGGAAAAGGAGCATCGACAAATGAGAATTGACAGATCATTAATCAGTAACACGAACACTTACAGTGAGAACGATCCTAAATGTATCGTAGTCCACAACACGGATAACTTCGCCGCCGGAGCAGACGCGCTGGCACACGCACGAGCGCAGTATAACGGCAATTTTCAGAATATGTCCGCCCATTATTACGTGGATGATGGTGACACCGCCTATCAGGCGGCACCGCACAGCCGTGGGTGTTGGCACGTCGGGGTTAATTACGGCGGTAATAACCTGTTTGGACGCTACGGCAACCGTAGCAGCATCGGCGTTGAGATGTGCGTGCAGGCGGGATATAATTACGAAAAAGCGTTTCAGAACACGGTAGCGGTCGTCAAAGAGATCATGCGGGAGACTGGCATTCCGGCAAGTCGCGTATACCGCCACTACGATATCTGTAGCAAGCACTGCCCGAGCCAGATCATCGAGAGAGGGGATTGGGAGCGGTTTAAGAGCCTGATCAGTGACGCGGCATCGGTCGAACAGCCAGAAAGCGGAAAGTATGAGCCTGGTATTTACAAGGTCAATACCGACCTTAATATTAGAGAGCAGCCGAACGCAGACAGCCGACGAGTTGGAACGATCAAAGACCGCGGCAGCTACACGGTGACAGAAATTCAGAATGGAAGCTGGGGACGGCTGCTCTCCGGTGCTGGCTGGATTAACTGCCATACTAAGTATTGCACTTACGGCGGAGCAGCTCCGAAAGAAGAATCGACCGTAAAAGCGATTTCGGTTGATGGAGTATGGGGACCGGAGCTGACCAAACGCTTGCAGGAGATTTTTAAAACCGGAGTAGACGGCGTGATCAGTGACCAGCCTATGAGCAATAAAAAATACTGTGCTGGCATCGCGGCGGCCGAATGGTCTGGCAAGCTGTCCGGCGGATCCGATCTGATCAGGGCCATGCAGAGATGGGCAGGAGTGACCGCAGACGGATACCTCGGACCGCAGACCATCCGCGCGCTCCAGAAAAAACTCGGCACACCGGTAGACGGCGTGATCAGCTACCCGTCAGCGATGGTACGCGCTCTGCAGGAATGGTGCAATCGGCAGTAAAAAAATATAAAAGATATCAAGAGGCGTGGGGATTTTCCCTACGCCTTTTTTTATTGCCATTTTTTAAGGTAAAATTAAAATAAATATATTACGTAAAATGTATTGACATATTGCGCAATATGTGATATATTATAACCATAGAAACGAAATAATAATTGATGAAAGAAATATTTACTCGGAAGATTGGAAGAGGTGATAATA